AAATATTTAAGCGCTTAAAATAGACAAAAATAAAGAGCTATTTGCACACGCGGCACAGCCGGGTGTTATTTTTGCGCTCAAAAATAGGACGAGCTACAGAAAAAAGAAGTAATTAAATAGCAATTTAGGCTAACCAATCACTTTCCAGTTTATGGCAACATTTCCATTTGCACTCTGTACACAATAATAAATTTTGCCGTCCGTAGAAAATGCAATCCTAACAAGATTGCTTGTTGCAGACTCTCTTAAAACAAGCATGTACCCGGTGTAAACACTTGGCGCACCAGCGCAACTAGCTCCATACCAATAAAATCCGGTGTCGTAAGAGCTATATAAAATGTTGTCACTTTTGCCTTTTGCCTTTATAGCAGATCCGACACCAAACTTTTGCGACAATGTAGTTAAATCACTATTTAATTTCGTGATTGACTGCTGCATGCTGTATGCCAAGGCGCTCGTTGGGACTTTTCCTGTGTTGTTTGTTTGCTGATTGGACATCATGCTTTTCGTAACGACATTTGTTAGCTTTTCTTGTATCGGTACGATATAGCTCTTATAAAAATGCTGCAGCCCTGTCCATCCTAAAATCTTCATTTACTCAACTCCTTATCCCTGGAACAGTGAATCAATCTCTCCCGTTGTAATTGTCTCAAGATCGCTTGTTTTAACATAACTTTGTAATTTTCCATCTACGGACTGTGTTGTCTCATACCCCTTTTGTGACAATTCCGAATCTGTCACATACTCTTCTGGTACTGCTGTCAGAAATCCGCTGTCGTTTGTCAGCTGGCTTACTTTGGTAGGAATTTCTGATTTTTTTGCATAAGCAGTTAAATCAATCTCGCGAGTGCCCAATTTTTCGAATTTGTCTTCAACCCACAAATACTCGTCATAGACGTTCTGTCCATTTCCGCTATTTGCCACCAAGTACAAGATACCCTTTTTTCCCGATTCCGGAAGTCTTTCTACGACCTGCGCATCAAATCCCTGGATGCCACTTACCGCCTTCGCAATTTCTTGTGTCACTTCCGTTTTAATCGCATAAGTGGATAGATCTATATTAACCACTTTACTTCCATCAGGATTTAATGGCTGTCCATTTACCTTTACTACTTTAATTTTTACTTCTTCGTTTAGACGACTATTTATCAGTTCTTTTGTTTTGTTAATTACTCGTGTTAATCCACTTAGGTCTAAAAATTTTGCCATATTTTTATTCTCCTTTTATCACTTCAATCATTTTTCTTTTAATTTCTACCACTTCTTCTGTGGTAATTGCTCCTGCGTCATGCATTCCTTTCAGGTACGCAATAGCCGAAAGGAGCATTGCTCCTTTCTTGTCAAAACACTTATTATTAAGCCTACTTTCCTGCATTTTCTTTTTAAATTCGGAAATCATTTTTATCCCGGCTTCTTCATAATTCATTTTTGATCTCCCTTAAAATAAACCGTCAATTTCTTCGTTTGAAATCGCTTCATTTCCTGCTCCTGCTTCCAGCTCTCCAATTTTTTGTTCTACTGATTTCCCATCCTTAAGCTGCACGCTTTCTGCCATGCATAAGGGATAATTTCCGTTATTTTTTGTGGATAAAGTATTTACGATTACAACTCCACCTTCGATGCTTTGTGCCATGCCTTAACCTCCTTATTTTACTGTCACTGCCGTTGATCCAAGTCCTGCGTTTACAGATACCCAAATATCATAATTTTGAGTATGTTCTGATGCGTTTGTAAATGATAGTGTCTTAAGCTTCTTAAATCCGCCGTCAAAACCGCCTACATTAAACGTAGGAGTTCCGAAAGAAGAAGGTATTGCATACACTATCTTTTCCCCTTCCCCAGCGTTTACTGTAAAGCTCCTTGCTTTTCCTGATGCAAGCGCAGATCCTTCCAGTGCAAGAATATCTGCATTTTCCAGCTGCTCTTTGTTGCTTTTGCCCCAATATACTTTTGGCTGGAATGTAATTCCTACTGTTCTTGTTACGATTGCATCTCTTTCATCTGTTACAGTCAGCACGATGTTTGTGTTTGTTTTGATTGCTTTTCCGGTGTAATTTTTCTTTCTAAGGCTGTTGTCTAAAGTCTCTTCGTTTTCTGATCCAAATTTAATTTTCTGCGTTTTTGGTTCCTTACTCAAAGTCCATACAACATCTGTCGCTGCTACTGTTGCTCCAATCTCATTATTACTATTCGTGGCTGTCATGCTGTTAATTGTAATTTTCTTATAGTTTAAATCATCCACAATCTTTTTGTATTCGTCCGTAAAGTCATTTTTTGATAAACCTTTTCCTTCCTCTTGTCGTACATATCTTTCATCATTTTTCTGCACTAAGTGTGCAAGACCTTCCTGGTCTAAATACTTTTTCCCCGTTGCTAATACAGCAGCTTCTGTTTCTTTTTGTTTCGTCATCTTCCTTATTCTCCTTTCATTATTTCATCAATTTCCGGATTGGTAATTGATTCTATCACCGCAGCTCCATCTCCGCTTGGCAACTCGACAGAGCTGATTGGCTTCTTATTCGATAAGAGCTTCAACTGTTTTCCATCCAGCTGAAGCTCTTCTCCTTTTTTATTTAATTTTTCTAGTAATTCCCCTAAAATTTCTTTCTCTTCTGGTTCTTCGTATTCCTGCGGTTTCGCACGTTTCTCCACGGGCATTTCCACCATTTTGATTGTTTTCCCCTGTTCTCGAGTAGATATATATGCGTAGGCTTTAATGCTCCTTCCTATTTTAAGTAAGGCATCCGGAATATCCGCAATCACCTCTCCGTCATCTACGACTCCAAGCCTCCTTGTCGCTTCTTTTCCTCCGTCTACAGCAAAATGCATCTCAATCAGATCTTGTTCTATGTCTAATCCGCAGATTTTTAGTTTTCTTCCTCTATCCCATTGCGTTAGTCCTTCTATTCTTACATAGTCTGTCTTATTAAAACTCGCTATCAGCATTCTTTTTCACCTCCCTCTTTTTTCTCTTATAAAGTATTTTGGAGGGAATCAATCTCACTGTTCGTGATTTCAACTATATCGTATCCTTCTATTTTTTTTAACGCTTCGACTAATGCTTTATAATCATCAGAGGATGTTATGGCTGATTCCGCAATCCTATTTTTTCTGACCTCTATTCCAAAATCAAACGTCGTCACCGAACTCTCTGTGTCTACTAAATGTATCTGTCCTTTCGTTTCGCCGATTTCTGCAAGCATTTGCTCTGTCATTTCAAATTCCACGCATGTCTCACTTATCATTGCTCCGTCCGAATAGGTTTCTTTTCCGCTCGGTTTTACACAATAAATTCGAGCTCTGCTTGCATTCCCGGTCACTCCTGCGATGTAGCATCTTATTTTTCGCCCAGAATCATATTGTGTTGCAAATATCCTTGGTGGCAGTCCTGGATTTCTTGCATCAATTTTGATTATCGTTGTTGCTTCCATCTCTTTCTCCCCTTTCCTTGGCAATCCATTTCACAAAAGCCAGTCCTTCCACCGGTCCTGGACCTGCATATTGTGGATATCTTAATACACAATCCCATGGATAGTTGTAATAGCTTCTTGTCGCGATTTCTCCGCCAGTCTGATCTCCTGTTTGTCCTCCGACAATGCCTCCAATCTCGTTTTGGCTCGCCTGCACAAGCTGACCGTTTCCAATTGACATCGCGGTGTGATTCTGGATATTCAAAAGAACGTCTCCTCTCATAACTCCCTCTCCGGTGGATAGATTTATTTGCGATGTCGCATCTTCAAATCCTGCTGCCATAAACACTTCCCTCATTGTGAAGGTTGCAGGTGTATATCCCGGTCTTGTATTTAAACCGGCATTAAAGTATGCCCAGCATATTAGCGATGAGCAGTCATAATCCGGTCCATCTCGATGTCCCTGATCATATCCGTGGCTATCATCATTCGCGATTCCGATTGCCCACTTCACGGCTTCTTCTACGACATTTTTTAAAATCCCATCAATCCTACTATTCCATTCTCTTGCGTATTGTAGACGATTTCCCGCCGCCTCAATTCCGGCACGCTCATAATTTTTTAGCCATGCCATCGTAAGCCACTCAACATCCGCAGATGATTTAATAAACTCGTCAAAAGTTATGTTATAAGAGTCTGTCGGATAATACTGGAGACCAGTCCGCCTCTCATAATCAATGACCGCCAGCTGACAATCTGTCGTCAGATAATCGGTACGTCCGATCGCCTGTGCCCTTATCTGCAAGTTTGTTCCCGGTGTCCACTGCATGTAGCCTACGCCCTGACTCCAGTCTCCGGCTCCTCCCTGGAACGCCGCCGGATTAAGTGAACTTTCCTGCTGCGCATTGGCCAGCCATGCTACGATTGCATTCCTGCTCCACCCATATTGTTGATTTAATTTTTTCGCACATTCAGTGCCGTTCTCGATATATCCTCTTAGTGTGAATAGCCTCTGTCTTTCTTGTACTACTTCGCCGTTTGCAGTCTTCCCTCTGACAAGCAATCCATTTTCAAATTCCAAGTAGCTTTCATCCGAAAAAATAGCTTTCCCGCTTAATGTCTTCTGCCGGTTTATAATCATGTTCTTCCCGATCGTCAAATGCATATTATCAAAGGTCCATATTTTCAGATCATCTTCTGCATCCGCTGCATCCGTCATTCCTCCTACCACTCTTTTTCTTGCATTCCTGATTTCCATTCTCCCAGGGGTGTTTCCACCTCCGAGAGTGATCGTGCGCCCTCTGATGTCGCTCATTTCTCCATATACAACTTCTGCTGCCACTGTTCCGTCTGATCTGATTGCCCCGCCTACTCTTGCAGCCATCCTCGATAACTCTCCGAAGTAGTCGTATTGGTAATTCCCTAGCTCCACATTTTCTACCCGCTCTTTGATTGCATCGTATTCCAGTTCAACAACTCTTGCATCTGTTACGATACCTAATTTATCATGTCTGCAGTGTACCGTATCTCCAAGTGATACCGCCTCCAGGTTCTTTACATTTTCATACTCATCGGTGTTCTCCAATGCTATCATATCCACCGAAATATTTACTGTTGGTTTGTCTACCCCCGCTTCGAATTGTTCCTTGCAGCGTATTCTCAACGCATTTTCCAATTCTTCTTGGGTGTCGCAAATAGTAATTCCCTTTTCTGCATCATCTTCATTGGCATCATCCCGCATTTTGATATCCGGAAATTTCATTAATTCCGTGTAAATAGCAGGATACTTTCCGATAAGCTCCGAGTCTACCCATGGTCTTTCGCCTCGAATCATTCTCCCATTGTACGCTTGTGGTACAATTCGCGTCACGGTGGTTCTCATGTCCACTTCTTCTGAAAACCCATCCTTTGCAACATTTTTCCCGTAAAGAATCTGTACTCCCCGATCCATTCCGGCGCGCTCATTTATAATAATCTTATAATTATCGTAAATGATTTCTCCTCCCCACCGGTTTACAAAAGCATTTTCTTCATCTCCATTGACTGCTTCAATAAAATTTTTATTCTCATAGTAAGCAGTTTCTTTTTTTAAGATATTGGATTGTGCCTTATATTTGGGATATTTCTCTAGCATATATTCCAATGCTTCCTGCCCGTTTTTTCCCGTAGGTCTTACATCGACCAGGAAGCACTCTCCCAGGGCATCTAGAAAAATGGGTTCTAGTGTGGCTTGTATATCGGACTCCCTCTTTTTCTTAGACTTAACCCGGAATAGTTGCATGCCATTAAAAGACGGCATCTTTACTACAGCATTATCCTCAATATATTTCCATCGTCCCTCCTGGTCAATTGGATGCTTTAAGGTGGCTGTCCAGCTTCCGTTTAGTACAACATTGATTGTAGCTGTGCTTGGTATAAGTGGCATGTTCCCGTTTTTTTCATAATTTGTATTTTCCGGACTGTAGATTTCTATCATTTACAGACACCTCCAGTTCGGAATAACTTTCACTTCAAACCCTGGACTGCACGTCACATTATTCTCCATTTCTTTCAAATAAAGACTCTTATACTTTCCGGTTACCGATACATTTTTCAATTCTCCTGCTTCCGTATAGGTAAGCATTCTCTCTGTGTCTATTATCAAATTTCCCTGCACTTCTGCTGTCATAACACTTCCATTCGCATAAATTCTGCATATCCCATTCCCCTTTATTTTATAAATCGGATGTGACTTTGCATACGGATTGTACTGGATCTCATTTAATTCATGTTCATGTTGTCCATCTCTACGATACTGATAACCTTCACAGAGAAAGGTCACCGCAAATTCTCCTAGACGTCTTACCGTCCTTTCTGCGGTATCAATCTGCGTATGTTTGACTTTATAAAACATTTCCTCGTCATCACTGAATATCAGTTCACGGTCTCTTCTTTTCAGTAGCCAGTCTTTCGCCTGACGAAACTTTTCTGCCCACAAATCTGGGTGAGTCATAAAGTTTATTGTAACCTCGATTTCTATATCTTCTACCTCATCGTTTTCGATGATAAGATTTCCGTCTCTTCCTGGAACTTCAATCTCCTCGTATCGAAACTCAGGTGCAGGTATATTCGGCCTCTGTTTAATCCCAAATCCTAGTATTTTACTGTTAATTCCATTTCTGGTTATGCTAAACATCGTTTTCCTCTTGCCCCCTGACTTCCAAGCTGTTCGTTGTAAATTCCCTTCTTCACTGTTTTCATAATGTAAGAATCAATTTTTTCATTTCCGATCATTACTACAATCTGCGGTGTTTCATTTCTTCCTTCTGCTGCCGTCTGTATTACATTCACAAGCTCTCTGTAATTATTATCGGGCATCTCTACTTTTCTGACTCCTCTTCCTTCTCCAAGGTTCATAGCTTCATTCACAGTAGATTTTACCTTCTGCATTTCTCCTCGTACTCCAAGGACATATCCTTCCATCGTCCCTGCTCCAATTCTCTTAAATACCTTTGACGGCGAGTTAATCTGCAGTTTATTCTTTGCCGCCGACTCCGCTGCTGCTGCGACTTCAATTGCAGCTGAAATCACCTGTGATTTTCCAGACAAAATTCCAGACGCTAACCCTGCTGAAACATTGTATCCATAGGAATAGAATCTTCCTTCACTTAAATTCGATCGAACTGCGCCAACAACAGCAACCGCCACGCTTTGCGCAGCGCTTTGCACGCTTCCTTTTCCGGCGTTGATTCCATTTACCAATCCGCGATCCACATTCTGTCCGGATTCCTTTGTCTTTCTGGATGGAGATGCGCATCCTAACCCTTTATTTACAGAATCTATTGTTTTTACACCGAGATCTTCTCCAGAAGCTTCCGCGGCCCTCTGAGCCTCCTGCATTCCTCTCACAAGTCCCATTACCGTATTAGCTCCACTCTGTTCCATAAGCGGAGTAAGATTCTCAATACCTCCGGCAATATTTTCTGCGCCAGATGTTAACAATTCCTGTCCCCACTGATCTGTCATTCCCTTAATGTCAACACTTTGGCTCCAAAGTTCATTTGCTTTCTTTAATTCTTCATCTGTCATCGAATTAAAAGCTGCCACATATCCAGAGCCCTGCGGTCCCATTTCCGAAAGCTTTTGCAAGATGCCCTGATTGATACCTTTATCTGCCAATGCAGTCAGGTTCTGTTCCCATTGCATTACTCCATCAACCTGAGATTGCATATTGGCCAGCAGCTGCTCCGTGGATATCTGAACACCACCATCAAACGCTGTAAACATATCCATCTGCGACTGCAATGCTCCCTGCACGCTTTCCTGCATGCTCAACACACCATTCGTCACATTAACCGCCATTTCCTGCTGTGCTGCTGAAAGGTTTCTATAGGCCTGCGTTTCCTGGCCAGCTACTTCGATGCTCATAGCAGCTGCTTCCTGCTTTTTTTGTTCTGCTTCAGCATTGCCTTTCTTCGACTCGGTATTGTCATTCGTTGCATCTGTGTTTCCATTCATTTTGTCGGTCAGATCTTGTATGTACTCACTGGTGCTTAAATACTTCTCATTCGCCGCATCATAGGTATCATTTAAAGTTTTTAACTTTTCTTCTTGCTCTTCACGTTTCTCGTTCAGCGCATTTTCTTTTTCAGCAATTTTTTCCAAAGCGGTTTGTGAATCCATTAATTTCCCATTGTATTTAACAGTTGCCGCTTCGCCTTTTTCAGTAGCCTTCGTTGCTTCTTCAGAGATTTTGTTTCTCTTTTTATCCAGTTCTCCGATCTTTGTACCGATTTCTTCCAGATTTGCTTCCGCTTCATATCTTGCGATGTCCGCTTTTGTAAGTTCTTCAATGATTTCTTTTGATTGCTCTTGAGCTGCCTGCGCTTTCGCAAAATTTAAGGATGCTTCAATAGACTTTTTTGTCTGTGCTTCATTTTTATTTAAAGCACCAGTATTTTCATCTATGGTCAGATTCAAGTCCGGAAAGAGAGAGTTTAATTCTCCGACAATGATCTGCATCTTTCCGATCTCTTTCGCTGAGTTTCCTGCTCCATCTGCCAAAGCATAAAGTTCTGTGACTAAGTCATCAGAAAGCATTTTCTTTGCATTCAAAGAATCAACCGATTCTTCCACGCCCTTCATGGCATCTTTCAGCCCTTGTGTGGCATCCTGAATTTTCGCGTTTACCTCTTCAGTCTTCTCTCCTAATGCTCCGGTTTCTTCCTTTGCGCTTTCTGCGGTACTCGAAAATATCGTCAACGCTCCTACGACCGTCCCGATTGCCGTTACTAAAAGTCCGACCGGATTCGCTGCCATCACCGCATTGAGTCCCGCCTGAGCAGTTGTTGCCGCACCAGTTGCCGTAGTCTGTGCTACCGTTGCTGCTGTTTCTGCTGTTGTCGCCACAGTGTTTGCTGTTTCTACTGCTGTTTCTGCTTTTTTCGTTGCAATGTATGTTAATACCTTCTTGGTAGTGTCTTCGATTCCCTCTTTGACTTCCTTGAGATCCTTAATCAGATTCTTCGACTTTTTTACTACAAACATCGTTCCGATAGTCGTTCCTGCTACTTTTGCTACCGGTATAATAACCTCAATATTATCTGCAAGAACTTTCATTCCCTTTTGCGCTGGCGGAAGAAAATCTTTCAGTACTGGCGTGATCACTTCTGACTGGAAAGTTCTTCCTAGAGTCTTCCATTGATTGGCCACACTGTCGTACTTGATATCTTTAATGCTTTCCATCGTTCCTTTCACATTCTTGTAGGCATTGTTTGCCTGATTCAAGGATGTGATCACTTTCATGGCATTATCTTCTCCTAAAGCGCTCCATGTATTACTTGCAATCGTAAGTGCTTGCTGCTGATTTTCCATGTTGGCAAGATCGGAAATGACGGAGTGAAACACTTCTTTCGTTGTTACCTCTCCATTTTTCCATGCCTGGAATAAATCTTGCGTTCCTTTCGAAAATGCATTCAGATTTTCTTCAATCCTGCCATCCGACATAGATATTCCGAACTCTTTTACATAATCATTTACCTTGTCGAGATTGTACGCACCGGAATCAAGACCATTCTGAAGAATGGTAAACATCTCTTCGGCAGAAAATCCCGCCTGCGCCCACAGCGAACTGTACTCGGCAATGTTATCCGCCAATTCTCCCGACTTGTCCAATCCATTCTGTGCGCCTTTTGTGATAAAATCAAAGGCTTCTCCAGCTGTAAGCCCCATATTTTCCATTAGCGCATCAACGCCACGGATAGACTCACTTAAATCCATTCCGAATACATCCTGGAGTACCATTCCTCCCTCAGCAAGTTCTTGCAGTTTGGATGGATCCGTTTCATTTGTGTATTGTTTAACCAAAGCCATTGCGTCAGCTACATCACGGATCGAGTCGCCATATCCGGCTTTATACACCTTCTCCATCGTCTCGCCGTAGTATTCTGTCGCCTGCTCGGTAGCTCCAGTGCTTGCTTGTAACTGATTCTGCGCTTCCTGAAGTTCTAATGTTCCTTGTACTGCGCTTCGGAACATGTCTGACGTCAGGCTCTTTCCAGATTCCACCAAAGTATTGATAAAATTCGCTTTAATGATTGTAGATGTCTTCGTCAATTCATCAGCGAGATTATTCGTTTTATTTCCAAACTCATCAATACTCGTAGCGCACTGATCCGTTGCCTGCTCCGCTTCTTTCATATATGCAGCATTCTCATTCAATGCACGAGTTGTGCGGATTATCTGCGCTTCCGCATTGTTTAACTGTTTCTTCCAGTCTTGGACACGATCCGCTGACCTCTGATAAGTGGATTCTCCTTTTTCTACGATTTCATTGAGTTTTTCAACCGCCTGCCTCTGTTCTTCTAGCGCTTCCTCTGTCGTATCAGATGCCTGCTCCATTTCACTGAGACTTTTCTCTGCCCGGGCAAGTTTTTCTTTATATTCTGCAAGAGCGTTCCCTACTCTTTCATATTCTTGTTCCGCATGGGACAATCCTTTTCGCAGTGCCTCTTCCTTTTGCTCATGCTCTTCTAAAGTTTTCGTAAGTGTTTCATGCTTCTTTCTCAATGTCGCCAGCGAATTGGCTGATCCGGCAGTCTGTGCCTCCACCAACTTCATCTCTGATTTCATTGTAGCCAGGTTCTTATTGCATGACGCTACCGCTGATCGGAACTCTTTTTCTCCTTCCAACGTAATAAATGCACCTATTTTCTTCTGTCCCATTCTTTCACCACCTTATTTTGAGTATAAAAAAGAACACCTACCATTTCTGATAGATGCTCACTTTCCTTTTTTATAATACAGACCTCAATTTCTTAATACCTCTGCTTATAGCTTCTGTTCTATTTACATTTTCTTTTTGACAGTATTCTTCCAGTATTTGCTTATCTTCATCACTGATTCGAATACTGAGTTTGTTTGGCCTCGGATTATCTGTTGGTCTGCCCATTTTTTTCTTTTCCACCGGAACCCTCTTGCCTTTCTTTTAACCCTGTGATATTCTGTAATTGGTATTGAGCGGTGGCAAGTACCGCTCATTTTTTTGTTTGTGGCTTTGCTTATTTATTAAGCAGAGCTTTTTTAATTTTGTTCTTTTGCTGTTGCGATTTTGTCTAACAGTTCCAAAATCTCATCTCTGGTATACTCTGTTTTATCCCCCGTTGAGATAATTAATCGAAGCTGATACAGAGTTGACATCTTTACTGTCTGCATTTCTTTTTCTGTCATCTCGTTCATATGCTCTCCTTTCCGGCTACTTGCCTGCCTACTTGTTAAGTTCTTCCTTAACTGTAATTATATTATACACTTTTTGTCGGGCATATGTCAATACTTTTGCCAGACAAATTTATTTTTTTTGATAAAAGCCACCTACCTTTTACAGTAAGCGGCTCTATAACAATCCTTGTTCCAAAAACTTAAGATATTTCTCAAACGCTTCTTTTTTCCGCAATTTCCTTTGCACCTTTTTTCGTTCGCTTCCAAAGTCTTCCAGCGTGTTAAACATCCACCGGATAACGACTATGATCCCGACCACACCTATAATCAGCATCATACCAAGAGAAAACGATCTTGAAATTGCAATACCGATACAGCCCATGCACCAGACCATCAGCCCGACTGTCATGTATGGATGTCTCTGTCCTAAGTATATCATGGTCAAAAAGACAATCTTCAAATAGATTACTGCTTTTGTTTTCTTTTCATCCATTTCCCTCGCCTCCTTGACTTTATTCTACCATATACGCCTTTATAAATCCAGCATGGAAGTCACTTTCTTTTCTTCAAAGATCATGCGCTCCATTCGCATGTTATGTATTTTCTTATACTCTGTAAATAGATCGCACCACTTTCCGAAATACATGTGTGCAATCTCATTTTCAGAGTATCCCATCTGCATTCCCATACATACGATCCACGCAAAGTTTATTTGTTCGGATTCTCCTCCGTCTCCCTCTGCGTGGTCGCTGCGTTTTTTCTTGTAAAGCACCTTATAAATTCTTCATGCAGTGCTCTCCCGAGTTCTCCCGGGGTAATGTCAATCTTTCTGATCAGGTCTTTTTTATCAATCTCTTTTGTCGGTTCTTTTTTCCTTTCAGCTTCGATTTCCATGCCTTCCTGCGCCATCCAAAACAGCGCTTGATTTACAGTCTTGATATTCGGCATTCCAAACGTTCCGATTGTCAGTCCTTTCTCGTTTACCTCGATTTCTCCATCTTCATCTCGGTTCGGTTTGAATCCATTCAACTTCCCTTCAAATACTTCTAAATCTCCGTATTCTTCCTGAATCTTTTCCAGTACGACCATATCGCACTTAATCGGCAGCTTCTCTCCCGATAATTCGATATAATTTACTCCTTCAAACATCTTTTTTCTTCCTCTTATTCCATTTTTCCGAATTTCTTGTTGATCCAATCCATAGCCTCTTTTTCTGTCTTAAATATTTCTACGGATTTCCATTTTCCCTCTTCGTTCGCCACCGCTCTGCCGCTGATACTTGGAGTTTTGTACTCAATGTTTTCTCCTTTCGTAGAGTAATCTTCCGAAGGCTCGGAAAACTTCACTTTATACAGAAAATTGCCTGTAAACGATCTTACTCCGCTTACGATTTCCTGTGTGATCCACCCCATTCCAACATAATTGTTCTGGTCATCTACGTCATATTCTATACTTTTCTTTTCCAGTTCATCGCTAACCGTGTGGCCAAACATCTCTTCATGCGCTTTTACCGGAATTGTACTGGTATTTAATGTTACCTCTGCAAAGCTGAATGCTTTATCGTACTCCGCTTGTACATCATCTGCAAAAAGTGATCCCTCTGCATAATTTGGCGTGACCTGCAATCCAATTGCTTTTCCAAGCGCGAACGGTTCTCCGTAAGTTGTTTCTGTTGCCATTTTTCCAATAATCGGTTTTCTAAGTCCAATATATGCCATATTATTCCTCCTCTTCTATTTCGCATTCGAACACCAAGTGTCTGATCTGCGGATCTGTGTCACTTAAAATCTCAATCTCCGGAAAAGTAAATCCCTGCCGGAAAATCGCATCCCTGATTTTATTTTTGATCCGTACAAAATCTTCGTTGTACGGCATAAAAAAATGTACCTGCACTGTGGCAAGTACGCTCTGTGGCTCATCGTCTGCATAAAGATTTCCCCGGTCATCCACATAATTAAAGGTAAACCAGTGTTTTTCCTCTCCTTTATAAACTCCCGGTGTGTACGGAAATCCAAATGGCTCGATCGCCTCTATAATCTTTTCAAACACTGTCACATAGCACCAACCTCCCGGTCAAATACTTCCTGCATTTTCCGAACAACTGCTCCTTCTGCTTTATTTACAGCGCGCGTCAGTACCGGTCGCGCCGTCTGTCTGGAAGTTCCGTACTCCAGATAGACCAGTTTTTCCATGTTTCTTACGCGTTCTCTTTTAGCTCCTCTTCGTTTCTTTCGCGAATTTTTCCACTTTTTTAATGATGCATAACCAGTCGGCCTCACGCAAATATAATATCCATTTTTATTTCTATTTGCTTTCGTAGCACGGATGGATTCGTACATATCTCCTGTGTCTTTGTGCTTTCCCACTTCTATTTTTACCGCTTCTTCCAGAATCGGTACAGATTCTTCCAGCATTTTCGGAGCAATCTCTTCTGCCTTCAATGCATTCAGTTCCTGCATCATCTCATCGATTCCTTTTGCTTCAAATTTTGCCATGCTCCCTCATTTCCCCAGTCAAAATGATATTCATCGTCTTTGGTGGCTTATAACTTCTTTTTACTTCATATTCGATCCCGGTTGCTTCATCCCTGAAAATGGGTTCTCCGTAATAATTGCATGCAAGGATTTCCACCGTAATGTCCGCTTGATATCCGCATTGCTTTCCAAGTGTTTCATCCGTTCTTGTCGTATCCGTAACATTGGCTGGGATTCCTTCCGAAAAAATATACCTCTCTTCCTCAAACCCGTTTTCATTTTTCAAAACTTCTTTTCGGATTGGCAGTTGGATGCTTCCATTCCACATTTGTCATTCCTCCTCATCCAGAGTAAGCCGGAACACCTTATCCCGGTACAATTTCATATATTTTTCTGTATCGGAGCGATCGTTCCCGATATGTGCCTTTACATACAGTGTCACTGCAGTAATCACACGCTCGTCCGCATTTTCTATTGTTTTTTCCGGCACTCCTGAATCTCTTAAATCCAAAAGGCTGTCTGACATGTACATGTGGATATCATCATCGTATATCTTCACGTTCTTCGCAATCCCGCAACGTGCTTTGATCGTATCAAACATTACTTTTCCTCCTGCTGCCGCATGTATTCTTCGATGATATCTTTCTTTGCAGTCTTTGTAATTTCATAGCCCTGTCCTTCTGCCAGTTTCCTGATTTCTTTTATGGTCATGTCTTTCAGTTCCCCAGCAGTGTACAGACCGCTGCTTGGGCTATGAATTATCATTCCCCCATAACAGACTCATCATTAACAACCATCTGCATATTTGTATATGCCATGTTATCCAATACTTTGTAGTCATTTCTTTCGATTGCCCGGACCAGTGTCATGTTTTGTGTGAACGCATTTAGACTTCCCGCTACTGCTACATTAGATGACATGATGCTTGTTCTCTGTCTATCATATTTTTTAAATGCTTCCTTAAAATCTCCACATACCATCGGAATCTTTAATTTCCCTTTTTCTTTTACATCCGATGCAATCACTTTATTTGGTACTGCAATAATCGGCACCTTAATCGGTCCCACAGAGAGATACATCTGCATTGCATTCATTGGGTTTGGCTGCAATAAATCTCTTCCGTTATTATCTTTTAATGTGGAGAAGAAAAATAATCCATCATCGTTTGTAAGGATCTTCGATCCCGCTCTATAAGCAGCGCCTAGAGTAACGATGATAGCTTTTTTGATTTCATCCATCGTTTCAATTTGACTTACCTCTTTTGTATTGATAAGGCCGATCACTTTCTGATTGCTTGTTGCATTGCTCTTTCTTGCAATCCATTTTGTAATAATTTCTGTGATATTCTGATCTGTATCACTTAGCAGATCATTGGTAAGCGGCAGCCATCCTCCACGATCCTGGATATCGTATTTGATTCTCTCAAATTGTGGTGTATCCATCTCTTGAAGTTCTCCACCTTCTTCAATGTCTTCAAATCCTGTCATCGTAGCTCTCTTCTCGTAAGTTCTCTGTCCCTTATTCCTCTTTACGTTTTCTACGGAAATCAATGATTCCAGCGAGAACTCCGCTTCTTTCCAATTATTAATTCTTGTTTGGATATCTTCTGGTACGATATATCCTCCATCTGGATCCGAACTCTCGCGCATTCCCGAGCTCAGTGAATTTGATACGCGAAAACCATGTCTTGCTGCATTAGCAAATTCTGCCACACTATCTTCTGTGTTTGTGATTGGTGTCACTTCTCCGGTGTTTACGCGCTGTTGCGTATTTTCAAACTCTGCGTCTTCAATATCTTTTAACAGATCAAATTCTCTCTGCATATTTTTTAGTTCATTTTTAGCAGCTTCTGCCTCATCTAAGTTCCCTGCCTCTACCAAATTTTTTACTTCTGCTTTTTTTGCATTGATCATATCCAAAAGGTTTAATAATCTTTCACTCATATTGCTTCCTTTCCTTAAACACCATACATGTCTAAACCATCTAAAATTTCTTGTTTCCTTGCTTCTGTGTGTTCCTTTTCATTTTTCTCGCGGATCACCTTTTCCCTGATTTCATCCGTCAGACGCATTCCCCACAAATCATTTGTGTACTCTACAGCATCCGAAATCATTTCATCCGCAAATCCCATCTCCACTGCCTGATTTGCAGTCATCCAAGTCTCTCGATCCATAATTTCCAAAATCTCTTCTTGCGTCTTTCCTGTTTTGGCCATAAATGCTGCTGCAAGTGCCGCATTCATTTGCCTGAGTACTTCCGCATTTTTTTCCATCGCATGATAATCTCCGCTTGCCCCACTCATAGATACATTGTGTACCATAATCATCGCAACCGGACTGATCTTGCTTCTGTTCGACATCGCAATCACACCTGCTGCGCTTCCTGCCATCGACTGAATCTGTATCTCTACGTCATTCCTTCCGTAAAGCAGCGAATAAATTTCCTGCCCCGCCATTACAGATCCGCCTCCAGAGTTAATCAATACCGTAAGTGTTTCCCCTGCTTCTTTTGTTTCCAAAGCATTTTTGATGTCGTTCGGGCATGTGCTGTCCCATTCCAGCCAGTCATAAATCCATTTTGTGTCATTTGGGATAATGTCCCCTCTTACATCAATCACCGCCATTATCTCCACCTCCTTTTTCGTACTGCTTTCCTACCATTGTGATTGGAATATAATTTCCATTTACCATCAAGACATCTCCACCCTCTTTTGCCGGTTTATCCAGATATTCCCTTGCTTCATTTTGAGTGTAGATTCCATTGTTTACCGCCTTCGTCAGGCTTTCCATCTGAGACTGGCTATCCGCACGAAGAATCGCCTTTTCATTAAATTTATAGAAAAATCCATCCTTTTGTTTTTGTCCGGATAGCGCTTTGTAGTTTATTTCTTCTTCGTACATTTTTAATCTGTACGCCATTGTATCTACTAAAAAAGCCAGCTGCTGCGTTTCTGAGTTCGCATAGCTGGACTTCTCATAATTATTGATCTGATTCGGTTTGATTCCAAACGCCCCTGCAATCTGGAGTGCGGAATATTTTTTTAATTCAAAAAATTGGGCATCTGTCAAAGACATCTTTAGCGGTGTCAGCTGCAATCCAATCGGTACCGGGATCACTTTCCCTGCATTTTTCGGACCAGTCAGAGCTTTTGCAAACTTATTTTCCAGTTGCTTCCTTTTCGCTGCATCGAGATCTCCGATATATTGCATCGCCATACTTGCAGTCAATCCCTGCTCATATAGCCGGTTCATAAAGTTTTGACTTTCCAATGCTCCGCCGACTGTGTCCTGCAAGATCTTACGGACCGGCTCTCCCATGATTCCATCCAAGCTGTACCATGTTTTAAAATGCATCACATCTTCGCTTTTAAACAGATACTGTTCCCCGCTTTTAGGGTCACTGTACTGATAATAGATTTTCCCTTTTCCTCCGAAAATCCCAACATCATCCATCAGTACCATCACATAGTTGCTCTGCATCAGCCACAAGTCTAATGTCTTGTATTCTCCTCCGTATTTTTTTCTTTCAAATACTTTTCTCATCCATACAAAAGCATTTCCATAATGCTGACAATTCATTTCTACCGCACTCCATAATGTTGTTGGAGTCATGATCGGATTTGGTCGTATTGTCAATAACTTTGTCATTTCATCCGGCTCTGCCCGGATTCTTCCGCGGTCTGTTTCCTGATAATATTTCAATGGCAGTTTTCCTATTGTCTCGCTCAACATTTTCATGCAAGTGTAATAGGTTACTTCACTGATCAGACTCTGATTGCGGCTGTCAATTCCCAGCCATTCCAACAATTCCGGACTATTCAGATCTGCCACTGGGTGCATCAGTACGTTCCACGCACCTTTAATTCTGTCCACAATTTTCATTTTTACCATTCACTTTCCAAAAAACTATCAATCGCTTCCAAAAAGCTGGAAGTAAATTCGTGATATACTGCCAGTTTAAATGCGCACAAAATAGCATCCACTGGGTCAATTCTTTTTGTCGTTGCATCTTTGTCAATCTTTATCAGTCCCCGATTCTGTCGGATCACCGCATTACTCATTGCAAAATTGAGCAATGGATTGTATGTATAAAGTATATTTTTGCTATACACCTGTTCCCGGAATCCCTGCGTAGATTCGTTCAGGGATTTATGACTTTGGAATACCTCTTCTACGATATATCCCTCGTTCGATAAATCCATCATAAGCTTCGCTGCATTTGCCGGGTCAAAACATAAGCACTCAATATTCCACTTATTTTTCTCGCAGGTATCTTTCACGTATTTCAATACTGCATTCTGATCGACGATCGGCGTATCGGTAACAGTAAGATATCCCATTCTCTCCCAGGCATCGTAGTCCACTTTATCTCGGCTTTTCCTCTCAATCAGTTTCTCCCGATTCGGAATGAAAGAATGTGAATATACAATGTACTTTACGATCTCCTGATTCGTGTTATCATATTCTCCCGATAAAAACGGAATGATAAATGCAACCGATGTCAAGTCAATCTTCGCTGACATATCAAATCCCACATACACACTCATCCCCTTTGTATCAATCGGGATTTCATCAACCTGGCAGGCTTTCCATTTTGCCATATCCATATATCCATTCTCCTGAGCCTGCACCCATACATTCAGACACTTAGTCAAAAGGCGGTCATGTGTTCCGGGATCTCTTTTGCAATCTTATATTCTCCCCGGATCTTATCTTGTCCATCTTCATAAGTCATTCGGATCGGGTTCGCCTTATGCCACAGTTCCTCATTTCCAAGTTTCTCGACATCGGCATAATCTTCCGCATCCATTTCGCAAATGTCTACCAGATATTCCTCATCTTCCACGTCAGAGGACGGATCTAAAATCCTTGAGCAATATGTATATTCCATTGTATAACACGGATATGTAAGATCTACTCCTGCTGTTGTAATGATCATCAATAACGGTTCTTTCGTATTCGCTCCAAGTCCCAAATCGTAAAACTCCGTAGTCGGATGCTGATGGTATTCATCCACAATCAGAGCCGCAGGGTTTGTTCCGTCACCGGATTTCCCATCTTCTTTACTGAGCGGTTTGATAAAACTTCCAGTCTTGGCATGTGTGATCATGACCTTTGTCACATCAAACTTTTTTCTCAGTGGCGATCCTCTAAGCATCAGATCTGCCTCATTAAATACGATTTTAGACTGGTCTCGCTTCACACCTGCCGTATATACTTCGCACACTTCCCGATTTTTTGTAGCTGTAACCGCAATTTCATACAGTGCAATTCCTGCTTCTTCCTGCGATTTTGCATTCTTTCTTGCTACTTCGGTAAATGCCTTCTTAAACCGGCGCATCCCGTTCTTTTTCTTTTTCCATCCATACAGTTGGCAAAGTCTAAAACGCTGCCATTCTGTCAGCAAAATAGGCTTTCCAGCTAAAATCCCTTTGGAGTGTCTCAGTAATGCAAACCAATCTACAATATTCTGTGCGGCATCTTCGTTCCAGTAATATGGATATTCCGGATCTGTTTCGAATTTTTCTGCATCTTTTAAAAATCTCTGGCAAGCCCATTTATGCTTTTTACAGCTAATGATTTCGCCAGAGATACACTTTTTCGCATATTCTTTTATTTCTTCATAATTCTTCATCAGATTTCTCCAAACTGCTCCTCAATCTGCATATTTTTTTCATCCACCTTTACGACTGCCGCTTTGAGTCTGGCATCTACCGTCATTCCGCACAGAGCTGCGAATTTTCGCATCTCTTCCGCGTATTCCTTTTGCACTGATAGCAATGGATTCTTTACGAGCATCGTTCCATTTCTCGTCTCCCTCTCAATGCAATAATTCTGATCTTTTAGTTTTTCTGTTACATCTCGATATGCAGCGTAGGCATTGCAATACCCTGCCAGATTTGCTCTGTCCAGGTTTCCAACTACTTCTATCTTCTGTAATTCTTTGGTAATTCGACGCCATTCCGCCTTTGCCACACGGTTAAAGAGCCATTCCGGAGGGGTTTTTAACTGTTCATTTCCCGTTGTAACAACACGTTCCTCTTCCTCACGCCGTTCCTTTTCAGCCAGTGTAAGATGGGACTTTTGCATGTCTTTCGGTTTTCTTCTCCTCCCCATCGGAACAATCTCCTCCTTTCATTTTTACCACTTTTATTTTTTATTCGGAGATTTTCGCACAGTGGACGGCTAGTGCGGTCGTAAGGGATTTCTCAAAACTTTTTCGACCGCCCCTCCCTTAAGCTCCTGTACTGCTCCAGCATCTCCTTCAATTCCTTTTCCATGTTAGATTTATTTTTTCTGTACATCCGTTCGATTTTGCTATGCGTATCATGATGCAGACTCATCAGATTGTCCGTATCATTTCTCTTTGTCCAATCATCTCTCAACGGGACAATATGGTGTACTGTATCTGCAATCTCAACGATTCCCTCTGTCATAAATAGATAGACATCAATACCATCATCCAGTTCCAGTGTATTCCGTCTGGTCTGTTCCCATTCTTTGCTGTCATAATACTGTTTGCTCTTCTTGTCTCTGCTGTACTTGTCATACTCCTTATGCCTCAGCTTCAGGCAATCGCACCTGCTGCCGGATGGAATCCTCTTTCCGCATCTGCTACACCTTTTATATATCATGTCATCCTCCTTGTGCTACATCGCACAACACAGGCATTTGCCCAGAGCCTTTTATCGTCATTTGCTCAGGACGCGCAAAAGCACCCGGCTTTCGCCAGATGCTTTCTGATTCTATTGTTTATTCTTTTTGCTGAATGGATACTATCGGAATCGAACCGATGACTTACCAGTTATGAGCTGGTGTTTCTGCCCCTGAATTAAGTATCCGTAACGCGAGAAGAGGCAACCTTTTCTCGGTCGCCTCGGGTAAGAGTTAAAATTCACGAAGTAGTTACTTTGTAGCAATAACATATTACTACTTTTCTTCGGGACATTGTGGGACATTTTCAAAATTTTCGAAAAATCTTTGGATTCTTTTCTTTACATTCTCATCCGTGTACTTTACTTTCCGTTTGGGAAATATTCTATTCATGTATTCTGCTACTTGTATGTATGTCATATCGTCTATAAAATACATCCTAAACATTATTCTGAGTTCACTTTTCGGAATACTCTCAATGTACTCTTCTGCTTCTGTCATCAGCTCCAACAGTTCTTCTTCCTTTTCTTCCAATTTCCTTTTATATCTTTTCAGGTACGTTTTCTTTTTAACCTCTTCCGGAAATGGATAACCTGTAATCTTAATGCTTCCATACGTTCCGTCTGGTCGTGTTCCTTTCACGGAATCGGATACTACTGTTATATTTTCTATTTCTTTTTCAAGAGTTCTTATTCTCCTCTTTATATCTTTTATTTCTTCTCTCATTGCCTTGTATTCAACTAATATTGCCTTGTCCAATGTTTAGCCCCTTTCTTGTTAAATACTCCGCGACACTTAACTCTTTATACTCTCCTCTTCATCCTCGCCGTCTGAATCTTTCTTTTGTCGTCCGATCCTGGATCTCTATGCTTTTGATCCGGAATCCGGCAATTCCTGCTGCCTGCTCCAACACATCCAATACCTGTCTGACATGCTTTGGGATATGATCTGCATGCGCGATTGCTCTGTCTGCTGTTGGATCTTTATATCCTTCTTTATTCATCGCTTCCCTCCTTTACTGCTGCCTCCTTGGATGTTATAATTGGCTTATCAATTCTTTTTTTATCTTAAGGAGGCATTTCTATGAATTATCAAAAATACGAGTCCTATGAAACTTTTCTTTTATACCAGGAATTTCTTTCCATTCCAGACAATCCATTTTCTTTCCAGCTCCCCGAAGGAATGATGATGACCAGTGATATGATACATACATTCCTGCAAGCTGCTTATAATGCAAAAGGTGTGTCTATTTTGGACTCTTAATATATGAATTCGGAAGTGGTTGCCATGCTATGCATCGTGCTTTCGTACCGCTAACATCTCCGCTCCAATGCCCATCTAGTTGCCACCCAATACCAAATGTTTCAAACATGCAATTATATTCTCCATACCGGAAATACTCATACCAAACAAGTACTTTTTCTAAATTTTCCGGAAGTTTCTCTTCTACCGGAATCCAGTCACTGTCTTTCTTTCCGTCCTCGAATCCTTTTTGATACCACTTTCTCCTGCTGCATCCTTCACAGTTTGGGATTTCATCCATGTGAGAGCGGATGATTTCACCGCAAGCTTCGTATGCGCTTATAAATGATTCCGCTGTATCATTTGCAATTTCATCTAACTTGTCACACGGTTTCTCCACCATCATTCTCTCAGCGAATTTATTTTTTTCATTTATCTCTTCCAAAATCTTCTCTAGTACGTTCATGTTATCCCTCTTTTCTTGATATCCTGTTAAATTCCTCTCTAAATCTTTCAACAACCCACGTTTTTTCATAGTCATGTTCATCTGCAAATTCTTGAATATCTTGCATCACATGTTCTGCAAGGCTTTTCATTTCCTTTACAGCTTGGTTATAAATTGCATCACCCATCACTCTACCTCCAACAAATCTGCATTATCAAAAATATTTCCAAACACTTCAAACTCGCTTCTCTTAATGTAAAAATCTGCCAATGGCATTGGAAGACAAAACGGTTCGCATTTACTCAATGCGTCTGTTTCAATTACTTCTGTGTGCCATCCAACGACTCTATCCACGGTTTCTAATGTATCTACATCAATTACATTAAATTCTCCAAACACAACTTTTGCTAAATCATCATCGTTCTTATGCCCTCTTAGAATATCATTCTCCCAAATCTCCTTGTCGTTCTTGTCAGTAAATCCGGTGTGCCGACAGAGAGTGTCTGGGGCGATTTCAATCCATTCATTCTCTCTTTCATCATATCCGATAGCTTCTGTTAATATTGGAAGAATATAATGATGTTTTCTGCAAAATACATAATATCCCTCTATCCATTCTCCATTATCTTTTCTCTTTGCTTTAAAAATGTTTTCTCTATTCACAATTACTCATCCTAAATCCACGCCCACACAATAGCACCTAACAAGGCTATCAGATGCACACACAAAAATGCTTTACCGAGTATCTTAAAGGTTTTCTCCAGCGCGTCATCACCGTCATACAATGTCAAGTCATTTTCCAATACTTGGATCCATGCCATAATGTATAAGTATATGCCGCATACCGCTGTTCCGATCCGTATTAAAAGTTTTATATCTTCCAAGCTGTTCACTCCAATCTAATCCTCATCATTATTCCTTACGCAAACCGTAACTGATCCTGGCTATCATCAATCCGTATGTTCGGTATCCGTTCTCCAACCCTTAAATATGGACAATTTGCTTCTACTAATTTTTGCGCCATTATCGGAACCACACTATTCCCTATTCTTGCCACTTGTTTCGCGATTGGATATTTCCTCCAGTTATAATCCCGATCAATAATATAGTCTTTCGGAAATCCCTGCATTAGTTTAAGCTCCTCTGGTTTTAGCATCCTTAGAAAAATATCCTTTAGTATATACTGCTCATCTTCAATATCTAAAATAGCATTTACAAGTCCGAATCGATCTTTTGTAGTAATTGTTGCAAGCGGCTCTGTAAGCGTTTGTCCCCCTCCGGATCCGTAGTACTTAATCAGGAATGCGGATATCAGACCGAAATGTCCTGGCGATGTCGTTATTGTGTGCAAGGGATCATCGCATCCTTGACCAATTCCACTCTTGTAGAACTTTGTAATAAAAGCTGTTACTAAACCATATCTATTTGATGTATCTATTGTTTTAATCGGTTCTGTTAACACTTGCCCTCTTGCATCTCCATCTTTTGTTTCTCCATGGTATTGGATCATAAATGTGACAGCTTCTTTATTCCTCACAATATAAGGAGTTGGATTATCTAACACATATTTTCTTATTCCGTTTGCAATCCTTTTCATAGTTGCTTCTGCTAGTGGCTTCGGTCTGTCGAATATCGATTTCCCCAGATCGGACCAGTCAATATATTCTCCGCACTCCAACCACTTTGGCTGTTTATCGCTGAAATGTGTTTGATTTGGCCACACAATGTTCTTTCCGTCTCTCCGGAAAATCGCATACCATCGCTTCCGGGTAGTCGGCGCCCCGTAGTCTGCCGCAATAAGCTCCCGACAGTCAAAAATATAACCAAGACTCTGCATTGCTGTGATAAATTTCTTATAGTCTTCCCCGCGTCGTTCCTTAATCGGATGCCCGTTTTCATCAAGAGGTCCCCATTGCTGAATCTCTTCCACATTTTCCATGATAATCACATCAGGAAGAATTGCTTTTGCGTGTTTGTATACCGCCCAAGGCAAAATTCGAAGCCCTTTTTCCCTCGGTTTCCCACCTTTTGCCTTACTGTGGCTGGTGCAATCTGGACTCGCCCACATTAAAGCAACTCGCTTTCCTTGCACATATTTCTTCAAATCCACCTTGAAGATATCTTCTGTGAGATGCAATGTTTTCGGATGGTTTGTCTTGTGCATCAAAATTGCATCCGGATCATGGTTAATTGCAATATCTACTTGCCTTCCAAGTGCCATCTCTATCCCTACGCTTGCTCCGCCTCCGCCAGCGAAACAGTCGATTATCAAATCATCCATCTTTATTACCTCTTCTCCGCTACAAACTGTCCGCATCTTGCCTTCCCGCCTTTGCAAGTGCCACCATTTAACTGCTGCCATCTACAATCTGTACACTCCTCACAGATCTCTTTACATTTGTTGTGGTGGTTTAAGATGTCGCATACATATTTTTCCATCTTACATCCTGTGCATTTTTCTTCTAATTTTTCCTCGTTCAGCCGATCCGGATACTTGCAGAGATTATCGCAGATATGTTCCATCATTCTGGTTGTGATTCTGTCCATCCTTGTTTCCATTTCCTACTCTCCTCTAATCGTTTCATATGCCTGCTTCTTTTCGTTCCACTTTACTGCGACTGGATTCCCACAATTAAGGCACTCAATATCAAACATCTGTTCTTTCATATTTGTCATATATTTGTAACTCTTTCCGCATTCACAGTTTACATATAATGGCTTTAATTCTTCTTCAAATAGTGCATCTTCCCCGCATTCAAAGCAATGATAGCCTTTTATCTCTTTCGCAGAATTAAAGCTCTTTATGGTTCCGCAGTTTGGACATTCTAAGTGTAAAAATCCTTTGTATCTTTTTTCTTCTTGTGTCTCTTCCTGCTGTAATGTATCCTTAGTTTCGGTTCTTTCATGCTCGTGAGCCTTCCCTTTTTTCTCTCGATATTCCTTTTCGATTCCGAACATCATAATGACCAGTCTGTTAAATACCGCTTCTGCAATCTGTTCGTTTTCAATATCAAGAGTTGCGCTTCTTCCTGATGTTGCTATCTTAATTTTCATTTTCTCCTCCAACTATACCTATCCATTCTCTGTAGCTTCTTATCTGCTTCTGCTCGGAAAGAGCCACACGGCTCTTCCCACCAGTCTGGCTCTTCTCATTTTCTTTTCGTCATAAACTTTCGGATGTTTTCTGCAATTTCCCTGCTCATTCTTTCCACGATACTCTCTACTCTTTCTTCCTCGCTCATCTTGGAGTTTTCTATCACTTTTTCCAATTCTTCTATTGCTTTTTCTTCTCCCATTTTTTCACTTAAAGCTTTTCTCATTGCTCGTGCAATCAACTCGTAATCTGTTAAAATCTCATTGATTTCCCCTTTAATTTCTGTTGTTCCTCTTTCTGTTTTAATCATTTTTCTTTCTCCTTCTTGATTCAAATTTTGTGCATGTTTCTGCATCGCATTCTCTTCTGTGACCGGTTTTCTCCAGATAGTCACATAAGACTGTGGATTGCAGTTTTACGCTGTATTTACACTTTGCGCAGCGTTTTTTGTGTGGTGGTATATCAGACCTCACTGTTGATCTCCTTTATTGTTTTGTTTACAAATTTATTTATGATTTTTTCGATTTCTTCCTGGGCTTTTACCTCTTCTGCAGAGAGAGCAAAGTCCATTCTCGCTCGCATCAGGTGCATTAATACCAACCTCTGCCAGGGCTTCCCCTTTTCCAATATCTTCTTTACCGCTTTGTCTCGTTTCATTTCAACTCCTTTCTGAGGGGCGATCTGCCCCTCCTCCGATAGGTTAATGAGTTACTGTGATATATTAAATCCTTAGATCATAAGGCTTCGTCAATAAAATGGAATCCATCTGTCCACTTTTCTTCTTTTGGCTCTGGAGTGTTATCCACAATTCCGGTCAAATTATCCTCTTGAAACTTTGCTCTAAACTCCTCGCGTGTGTGATTACGTTCATAAGCCTGCTGCGCAAGTTTCCTTAAGATCAGATCATTTTCTCTATTGTTGTGTACCGCCTCCGGTCCTGCGGTGTGATGTCGCACTCAAAGGTATACTTTCAATCCGGTTTCTTCGCTGTTTTGTCGGTCTGCTCCTGGAAAGACATGGTGTTCTTGCACGCAAGCATGTTTTCTGTAATTTCCAGATAGGCAGCACAGATAACATGTTCCATCTTTCTGGTGCATGATGGATTTTGTCTTCTTTTTGGTCTTTTTCTTTTTTCCCGGCTTCGGGAACATCATTTCTGACACTTTCCGACCTCCTTTAGGTGTTCGATCAGGGCGGTGGTGTTGGTTTTTCCGTCTGCAAAATGCTTTGTATCCGGCTTTAAAAGATACTTTTCTTTTCCTTCACTTTCTCCTCTCCAACTGGTGTAAGGATACTCTTTTACGATTATTGCAGATCCATCCGGGAGGTCGTATCGGTAAAATGTTTCTTCGGTGTAGGTGTTTTTACACCATACCGGCCACTTGTGGTAATCGTTTAAAAACGCTTCCCGCTCTTCTTCGTTCTTTAAAACCGGTAATGCTTCTTTGTATTCCGCTTCGATTATTTCCTCTTTAGGTTCTTCCTGCTGCTCTTCTGCGATTGTTTGAGGCTCCGGGAAAGGTTCTTCAGTTATTCCTTCTACCACTTCCGGATAATCGTGGATTTCCATCTGTCCCGGAATCTCTTCTTGCATTGGATTTCCAATGCTTTCCTCTGTTTTTCGCAGCTCTCTGATCTCCCTTACTGTCATGTTTTTTGTGATCAGCTGCCGGGTGTCCTCCTCCAAGTAAAGCATTTCCTGCAACTGGCTTTTTCCAAACTGCCGATACTCCTCTTTTAGGTATGGACTTTCCCCGTTTTGGCTAAACAATTCGTTCATTTTCATCCATCGGCTGGCAGTGCTGCGGTGTAGGCCATATTCTTGGTCCGCAAATTCCCAGATGTCCTTGTATCCGTCTGCTTTATACTCCTCTGTCCTTTGGATTTTGCGGAGATAATACCCAACCTCTACAAAAGACTCCTTGATCTTGGTGATTCCATCTCGGATGCCGGCTTTGGTCTCCTCGTAGGTCATGTTTGCGTACCAATTACTTAACTGGCCGGTCTGCGCCTGCTGCCTACTCTTGCTGTTTAATGTGTCCAGTACATTAAATCCCATTATCTCTCCCTCCTTAGATACTCCTCGATAAACTTCTTATAATCCTGGGTGGCTCCGCACCGGGAAGAGTACTGCGTTACCGGCACTTGGCAGAGCGTTGCATCCTTTGCCTGCCGGGAATGCCGTATTTTTATGCTAAAGATTCGTTTGCCATATTCTTTCCGCAGCCATTCTTCGGCTTGCAGTGCTGCTTCGGTTTTTTCAAAGTCTGTGATTAAGATTCCGGTGATGTTGGCTTTTCGGTTGATCTCTGTGATATTCTGGATTTGATTCATCATCTCGACCATTCCATCCAGTGAGTAATTGTCCAAATTGATCGGGATTATTATCTCGTCTGATGCGATCAGCGCGTTTACCACGTTCATTCCGATGTCGGGTGGGTTGTCTATTATGCAGCGCTCATATCCCACCAACTCGGATAGTGCCTTTTGATACCGGTCATGCTGTGCTGCGTTTCCAAGCAACACTTCTTTTTCCGCTTTCTCCATGTAGATGTTGCATGGGATGATGTCTATGCATGGATTGTCGGTGTGCAGGATGTTTCCTCGGGTTTTCCCGGTCAAAAGCATGACGGAGCTTCCGATCATGCGCTCTGGAGTGTATCTTTTAAATGCCTGGGATAGATTCCCCTGCTTGTCGTTATCAATCCCCAGTACCCTCTCTTTCCGTGAGAGGAGTTCAATCATAGCCACACTGGTTGTTGTTTTTCCAGTGCCGCCTTTTAAATTTACGATGCTTGTGATTTTCATCTGTTCTCCTCCACCTTTCTGATGATTTCGTCTGCCACTTCGCCTAATCCGGCATTTCTGAGGATTTCCGCTACCGCCTCAACAGAGATGTATTGTCCTCTTGCTTTGGTGTTTTCCTCGTCAATTTGACTTAGGATTTCAAAATTGAGGTCTACATCACATGTTTCCTTTAGTTCTGCTGCATAGTCGCTTACTTTTACGTAATTTCCACCAAAGCGATCCAGTTCCAGGCAGTCGGCGCAGACTCTATTTAATTCTTTTTCAAAGTCTCCGATTCTCTTTTTTCTCCATCCGTGCTTTTCGTATAGTGTCCAGAGAGTGACTGTTTTAATTGTGGATACAATCCTCATTGCAAGCATGTTATAAAGTTCTCTCATGCCGTCATAACTTTTCATTGCCAACGGTAACTCTAAGATTCCTCTTGCTTTCATGTCACTTTCCAATGCTTCAATTCCTTTTTCTTTTGCTACT